CCTGCACAGCCACTAGCAGGCAGGGGCTCGTGGAGTTCTTCAATGGCCTGCTAGTGGCTGTGCAGGCGCTCGCTCCGGCCATGCCTGCCTTGGGTGAGGCGTTCGGTGCGATCGCGTCTGTCGCGGGCACGCTCCTTGCTGCGATTGCCCCACTGGTTGCCGAGCTGGTGGAGCAGCTCGCTCCGATCCTCCAGCAGATCGCTCCGCTGCTGACGCCGATCATCGAGCAGCTGGCTACCTTCCTGATGCCCGTGATTCAGGCCCTGGCTCCTGTCATTGGTGAGCTTCTGGTCCAGCTGGCGCCTCTTGTGTCGGACATTCTTCAGGCCATTCTTCCGCTGCTGCTACCGATCATTCAGTCCCTTTCTGAGGCCCTGATTCCGACGATCCAGGTGTGTGCGGCGGTCATTCAGGCGCTCCTCCCTGTCGTGAAGACGACGTTCGGTTGGGTTCGCGACTTCATTGTCAGCATCCTGGATGGCCTTAAGGGATTCATGAATGTCATCATGGGCCTCATTGAGGGCGACTGGGGGCGCGTCTGGCTTGGCATTAAGCAGCTGGCTAGCGCGGCCTGGAACTTCCTGCGTTCCGCCTTCATGATGACGTTCGGCGCGATCTGGGAGTTCGCTAAGTGGGTGTGGGGTGCCATCAAGGACTGGATTTGGCAGAAGATCACCGACATATGGAATGGCATTAAGAACTGGCTCAGTAATGTCAGTAGCTCGTTCTCTCGGGGCTGGAGCGACGTACAGAGCATGACTCGCGCTGCGTGGTCAGCCCTAGTTTCAGCGATCGGCAACTTCATCAACAATGCCGTCAATACTGTCCGCAACATGCCCCGCAACATCAAGAACATCTTCTCCAATGCGGGCTCATGGCTGTGGAATGCCGGTAAGTCGATCATCAACGGCCTCCTCGACGGAATCAATTCCATGTTCTCCTCAGTGAAGAACAAGCTGAACTCGCTGACGAACATGCTCCCCTCCTGGAAGGGTCCCGCCCCTGTCGACCGCGTCATCTTGAAGGATGCGGGCCGCCTGGTCATGCAGGGATTCATTAACGGACTCGAGTCTCAGTATGATGCCGTCAGGGACTCCCTTGAGGATTTCACTGACACGCTGTCGCATGACGTGGCCCCAGAGATTTCAGCCACCGTATCCGGCAACTACGAGAAGGCCGTGAAGCGCCAGTTCGGCAACGTCGACCTCGGCGGAGCCCATGGCGACGGTCGTCCCACGTCTGCGGGAACCACCGTGAACATCGTGAACAACTACCCCCAGGCTCAGCGCGACTCCAAGACCCGCGACGACGTCGCAGATGCGATCCGCCTGGCCTCCAGCATCTAGGATGGTGTCATGAGCAGCGAGTACGCCCTCGAGGGGGTCGACCTTGACCAGCCGGGGAAGTGGCGGGTCATGCAGGGCACCCTCCTGCCCGCTATCCCTGAGCCTCGCCTCGACTCGATTGAGGTGCCGTTCAGGAGCGGCACCATCAGTGGCGCAGCTACCAAGTTCGGCACATTCAAGGTGACGATCGCAATGATGGCAGAGGGCGCCAATCGGGCTGAACTGGATGCGAACTGGCAGCTGCTCATGGCGCGTCTGCGTGGCGCTGGCGGCCTACTGAGGCTGCAGCACAGGCCCGCAGGTAGCGCGCCCCGTGAGTCCCTTGTGCGCCTCGTGAGCGTCGCCCAGCCAGCCTGGAGGTATGGCGAGTGGGCTATCGACACTACGGTCGTCTTTGAGGCCGTAGAGGGCGTATGGAAAGACGTCCAGGTCACTGAGGTGCAGCTGTCTGACCTGAGTGGCCTCGCTGGCGGCTCAGCCCCGATCACTGACCCGATGCTGAAGCTCTCCCCCACTGCGAACACGTGCACCATCAGGGACGTAACCTCCGGTACTTCGATCACGTGGCGTGGCGTCATGGAGGGCGGACAGCGCCTCCTCATTGACGTTGCGCGCTACTCCGCGTGGCGCCAGGTAGCGGAACGGTGGACGCCCCTGGATGGGGCTGTGGACGCCTCCGCTGAGATCACCATGTCACCAGAAGGCTTCCAGCTCACCCCCAACCATGAGGGGAAGATCATCCTCCAAGTGACGGGGGCTAACGGAAGCATTCAGGCGAGGAGGGCCTACTGATGAGGCGAACCTACTTCCCGGGAATGCAACTGCGTGCTGTCGCATATGAGGTGCAGGGCAACAAGATCGGTGTCGTCCCAGATATCTTGGAGATGACAGTCACCACACCTCGAGGTAAGACCCCAACCCTGTCGATGTCTTATGCTCCCGGATCTAACGCCATCAGGGGAAGTGTGCTGGAGCGTGAGGTTGAGGTGGCCGTGGAGGCCACATTCAACGGGCAGGACTGGGAGGAGCTGCCGGACGCCAGGTTCATCACCCAGAAGACTGAGCACAACCTCATTAATGACGGCACCGACTCCCGGCAGGTGGAGGCCATCCACGTCAGTGACTACATGAAGGAGGCGCTGGTCTGGTCCGTCCCTGAGGCGGCAAAGGATAAGGAGGGGAAGTTTAAGTTCCTCTCCCGTAACGCCGGACAGATCATCGGGACCGTCTGGCAGAACGCCACTAACAGGGGCTGGGGGCGCGGCCTCACCCTGGATGCGACCACTACCACAGACTCTGCTAACCAGCCGTGGGCCAAGGTCGTAACCCTCTACTTCGATCCCACCATCAGCATCCTCCAGATCGTTGACTCGCTCCGCAACCTGGGGATGATCGACACGGTGTGGCAGGGGCGAACCCTGAAGATCTACAACGCCGATACGACCCAGGCTAGAGACCTCACCGCGTCTAAGCGCTGGCCTCTGGCCACGACCCTGACGGGGGCGCCCGAGGCGGCCACGTGGGCGGACATGTGCACCGACGTCCTCGTGAAGGGTGAGGGTGGGAGGACGTGGCTCATCCACAATGACACGACCCCTAAGGGCATGCGCCGCGTTGAGAAGGTCGTGGAGGCTGGGGGTGTTGAGCTCGAGGCGACGGCCAGGCTTGTAGCGGAAGCAACCCTCAAGTCAGGTGCACACGTCAGTGAGGAGATCAAGCGCGAGTGGGCCGCTACCGATGTGCACCTCCTACCTTGGGTCGATTACCGCCTGGGTGACTGGATCATGGTTGAGCGCAAGGCCGGGATGGAGCGCCTGCAGGTGGCACAGATCAGCGTCACCCAAAAGAATGGTGACGTAGTTGGCCACACGACTTTCGGCACCGTCCTAGATAGCCTCCTCGGGCGCCTTACGAAGCGCACCAAGGGTATCGTCGGCCTGGCCTCCACCTCAGGTAATGGGGTGCGCCCACAGCCGCCAACGTCGAAGTACTGGCCCGTCCCGCCGCAGGGACTAAATGGCTCCTCGCGGGCGATCATTGGCCAAGATGGGTGGCCGACCGCTGTGGTTGAGCTCCAGTGGGGGCGCGTTGATAGCGACACGCTCGGCGCCAAGGTGGATGTCACCGGCTATGAAGTGTCGTGGCAGAATGTGAAGCTCTCAGCGGAGCGCTCGGGATCATTCACCACGAAGGGTATCGACAGTACGACGGCCACGGTTGCGCCGCTGGAGGTTGGTGTCCAGTACCGGTTCTGGGTGCGAGCACAGACGCAGGACGGCGTAGGTGCATGGTCGCAGCCAATCGAGGTGGTTACAGCCACGGACGCTACGCCTCCGCCGGTTCCGCCGCGCCCTCGACTGGCACAGACCCTCGGGGTGCTCCTCGTCATCTGGGGCTATCAGGGAGCCAATGGCGAGAATATGCCGGCCGACTTCGCCGGAGTGGAAGTCAGCGTTCAACATCCGGGCATCGCGCCAGGAGTGGCCGCCACCATGCCAGCCCCAATGCAGCGCATATCCCTGGCTGGGTACGAGATGCGTGAATATGAGGTGCGCCTGCGTACTTTCGATAGGGTCGGTAATCGCTCTGCGTGGGGTGAGCCTAGCACTATCACTCTGGTGCAGAACATCGATGCTGACTCGATCGCTAAGCAGGTGGAGGATAAACTTAAGGGCAGCGATGTAATGCAGCAGGCGGCCCGCGAGGGGACCTTGAAGGAGATGAAGCACCTGACCGAGGCGATGACCCAGGTGGCCACCAATCTAGTCTCATCTGGCCCAATACCACCTGACTCTGGGACAATTGGTTCAAGCATGTGGATCGCCCCTGATGGACGGATTTTCGTCCTCAGGGCAGAAGGAGATAGGTAATGCAGCCATACGTCGCAACCAAGCAGTGGCGTGACGGGTTCGGCGCCAACGAGACACGTATCACCGCTGCCGACCTCACGAGGATTGAGGACGGCATCAGCGCCGCAACCCAGGGTGTCACAAACCTGGAAACCAAGGTCGATGGGCAGCCCGCGGAGATTCTGAAGCAGGTGCAGACGATAGCTCAAGGCATCCGTACCGCCCTGGAGAAGGCTATCCCCGTCGGCACTATCGCAATGTACGGGGCAGAGAGGGACCCTGAGGGGTGGATGCGCTGCGACGGTCGCCTCCTCGACCGCAACTCCTACGCGAAGCTCTTCGCCGCTATTGGAACAGCGTACGGCTCCACCTCCTCAACTAACTTCCGCCTACCGGACATTCGAGAGCGGTCAGTGGTCGGCACGGGCACGAAGTATAACGTGGGCGACAAGGGGGGAGCCGCCACCGTCACCCTTAGTATCAATCAAATGCCTGCGCACACGCACGACATCGGGGAGGTCGAGGATCAGACCAGGCGCTTCCAGTCCCGCACTGCGAACCAGGAGTGCGGGACTGGAAG